ACTCGACGCGGAGTTTGTGTTTCTCACAGACACCGAGAGAAACTTTTTGATGTCGAGACCCATTGAGTACGTGATCACACAGGTCCAGATGTCACAATTTGTGATGAAAGCTGGCGAAAACACGAGGTCTGTGATGCTTAATTTTTCACACCCAGTGAGGGAACTCATGTTTGTCTCCCAGTCAGAAGCGGCGGTTGCCGCAAATTATCCAAATCGCTACAATACGATCATGAATGTAAAACTCCAATTCAACAATACTGCAGTGTTTGATAGAGACAGATACTTTCTCGTATATGAACAAGCACTTAAACACCACATAAACCAACCAAAATTGGGAACGAACACATACGATGAATCTGAGTTCGCTACCTATAGTTTTTCATTAAATCCAGAAGTTCACTATCCAACTGGACAAGTAAACATGAGTAGAATCTCTCACAAACTTCTGACGATTCAAATAGATCCAATCAATGATGTAGATGATAATAATACTCGTGTGTACGCCATAAACTACAACATACTTACCATTAGTAGTGGTTTAGCTGGTTTAAAATTTTAGATTGTTATAATAGTAATGGCTGGTCGTGTTCAACTTTTAGCATCTGGTCTTCAAGACAGATTCTTCACAATAGATCCAGACTATACATACTTTTTGCAAAGTTTCAAAAAACATTCAAACTTTGCAAGAGAATATGTGGATGTAGATCCAGAGACATCGGTTGATTTTGGGGGTAAAGCGAGATTCAGGGTGTCCCAAAATGTCGGTGACCTTCTCGCGACCGTGAGCATAAAAATGAAACTTCCAGAGATACTCACGACAAGTTGGGGATACATAGATTCCGTGGGTCATGCGATCATAGAGTATGCCGATCTCATTGTTGGTGGGAAAATCATACAAAGGATACCAAGTGATTATCTTCAGATTTACTCAGAACACTTTGTCACACAAACAAAGCAACGAGCTCTCAAACACCTCGTGGGTAAGTATCCAGAGAGAGCCATCTCAGCGAGAGTCTCAGACAAAGAGATATTGTGTCATCTCGGTGCTTCTGGTGGTATTCAAGAGTGCTTTGTTGACATACCATTCTATTTCTACAATAATCCAGAATTGGCTATTCCCCTCTGTGCCATTAAGAAACAAGAAGTGGAAGTTGAAATAAAACTTAGGGACTACCGGGATCTCGTCGTAAAGGTAGATGGAACGAGACCATCATTTACCGAAATTCTGAAGTTGGTCAGTTTCCAACTGTGTGCGGAAGTCATCTTCATTGATCCATGTGAGAGACTCAAAATTGAAAACGAAATGAGAGACTACATCATCACACAAGTACAACAGAATGTATTTGATATTGATCAGGGTG